TACCCGGCTCCATTGTCATTTTTGACGACTACGGCTTTAGGCGATACCGCGAATCAGCACTCACGCACCAACGGTTTTTGCAGGGCAAGGAGCAGGTGCTAGAGTTACCCACAGGTCAGGGGTTATTGGTTAAGCGATGAGACACGCCGCCCGCCGTGACGGTAACGACGCCATCATTACCGAGGCACTACGCAAAGCCGGGTTCCACGTACACGACTTTGCCAAAGCCGGTATGGGCATCCCCGACAAACTTGTTACCCGCGAATTACCAGACGGCAAGACTTGGGTGTGCTGGGTAGAGGTGAAGATGCCCAAGGGCAAACTACGTGACGCGCAGGAGGCGTTCCGTAAAGTCTTTGACGCCCGAGGCGAGTATTACGTCGCCCGTGACGCACAGGATGCCGTAAAAGACTTATACGAGGCTTATACGGCAGCCATACGGCCAGAGCATTTACGGTAACAACGCCTTACGGTTGCCCTTGTAGTGGGTAATGGCGTGTTTGGGGTACTTGTCGGCAAATTCGGGCAAACACGCAAACTCATGCTCGGGTAGGTATTCCACCCACGTTGAGGGCATGGAGTCCACGTAATCGCGCAGCACTTCCTGATCGCCGTACCAGACTTTGTACTTGTCGGGCAGGGCGTCGTAGAGCGCGGATAGTTCCTCCCACGCTGCGGAACTGGCCGTTACGGTGCAGCAGCCGACGTAGGGGTAGGCTTGGTCTAGGGTCTTGCCAGCGTGTTCGGTGTATTCCTGACCGCGCTGACGCACGTTAAACAGGGCATCGCGGTTAAACGAACGCCGACACACCGCGATATGGGCATCGCCTAACAGTTCTTCGGGGAAGATCGGACGATGCACGATCATGTCGGTATCTAGGTACATGGCAGGGTCAGCCAGCCCTAACTCGCTAAACCCTCGCGTGCGCCACTCCATGAGAAAGCGCATATCACCCTCGGTGGGCGCTACCCATGTCACGCCGTCCAGCGTCGGGGTGTGATGATCGGTGACTTGGATGATTTCCGCGTGCGGGTTATGCAGCCGCAACGAGTTGACCATTTTCTGCGGCATGGAAATATCCGCACCCACATGAAAAAACACGAACGTACTCATAAGTTGAAACCCTAGCACGCGAACGGTAGTATCGCTACGGGAGGTCTGTGCTATGGCAAATCACAATGACGCCGCAGAATTTGTAGGAGTGTTGTTGCACAGCAGCACAGCCGCCCACTTTTTGCATTTGCAGACGGCATCCTACGCCGCGCACAAAGCCCTCGGCCACTACTACGAAAACATCGTGGACTTGGCCGATAAGTACGCAGAGGCTTACCAAGGCCATCACGGCATCATCCCGCTGTCGGACTACCCCGAGGGGTTCAAGGTACAAAAGGACGCTGCTGCCTACGCCGAAAGCCTGCTGACGTTCGTTAAGGGCATCCGCAAAGACTTACCCAAAGACACCGACCTGCAAAACATCATTGACGAAATAGTGGGCGAAATTGCCGCCCTTTCGTACAAGTTGGAGCGGTTTAAGTAAATGGCCGCCGACCGCAGCCGGTTAGCCGCTGCCCTCAAATACCTTGGGGACAAAGCCGACCTGCGTGGCCGATATGAGCGGGCTACCTCGCTAGACCCGCAAGAGCAAGATTTAGCCGACATCGTTGTAGAAACGGGAGCCAGTTTTATCCCCGGTGTGGGTCAAGCCCTCGCCGCCCGTGACGTAGAACGCGCTAGACGCGCTAACGACCCCGCTGGCATGGCTATGGCAAGCATGGGCGCTATTCCCGGTGGCCGTCTGGCAGGGCTGCTCAAGCGCTATGACCCAGCCATGAGCAAAATTGCGGAATTTGACCCGCGTTTTGACCCTCGGGTGAAGGAGCAGGAGCGATTAAAAGCCCTAACACCTGTCGTGGAGTCACGCGGCACCGTAAATGCGCCAGAAATATCCATTACCGAATTAGAAGGCCGCCCGTTCATAACCAGCATGAGCGACCGCACTGCCGCTGGTGGTGTATTGCGCGGGATCAACGACGTAACTTTCAACCAGCCTGTGAATTTGCAGGGTGGTCAGGATTTCATGTTTGAAAATCCCGGCATGGTTTGGGCGTCTGGTAAAGGCCCGACGAAGCAAATTAAGAAACTAGCCGAAGAAGTCAAAATTATTACAGGCGAAGACCCGCTTTACATCCCGTGGCGAATGGCTCCCTCGGCGGGTGACTTTGCCAGCATGACCGGCGAAACCATGTTGAGTTACGCTGACGCTGCGCTTGGTAAAACCGCAAAAAAGGAATTGAACGCTGAAATAAAGAAATTGATTCCCAATTGGGCAGGGGTGGGCACCCCCGAAAGCGTGGAACAATTCCGCAAGGCAAAAGACTCGGTACGAAAAACGATTAAACAAAAGTTAGACGTTAATTTCCGAGAGCGAGGCGGCCTTGGCATTGGCGAAGCACGGTTAGCAGTCACCGATCCGCGCCAATATACCGCCCCCGATACGGGCATCCAGAACGTCGGACGCATTTTTACCGACGAGCCGCTTATCGCACAGTCAGGCCACCCCGCTTACCCATACGGTGTACCGGGCGAGGGCGTAGGTCGCATTAAAGAAGATGTGCGCGTGTACGAGTTGTTAGACCCGGTAGTAAAGGCTCGCAATATCCCTGACCCACGAACGCCCCGCCAAACTGACGTTCGCGCATTACAGATGAAGCCTTATTACGGACGAATTACCGCAGAAATGCTCAAACGCATGGGGCTTTGATGAGGTATTCCGGCTTGAATTTTGCCGCGATTTTCTCGCCGTACCGCGCCGCCAAGAATTGGCGCACCGCGTCTGGCGATACCGTGGCAACTTTTTTGGCTTGGCATGAGAACTCATGCAGCGTAAGGGCGTCTAATACTGACTTTGGCATCTTGACGTCGGTATTGACGAACGGGGTCAGAATGTCTGTTTCTGCGTTCATAGTCACAGTATACGCCCGACTTGCTACGCCAACAACGGTAACTCTTTAATTATTGTTTCATTTGTGCATAAATAAGCCCTATGCCAAGACCAAAAGGATCGCCCAACAAGGCAACCGCAGAGGCCAGAGAGGCAATAGCCCGTTTAGTAGACGGCAATGCACATCGCCTTAACATCTGGCTAGACGAAATCTACAAGCAAAAAGGCGCAGAGGCCGCATGGCGCTGCATGATGGATGTCATTGAGTACCACGTACCCAAACTCGCAAGACACGAACACACGGGCAACAACGGCGACAAAATCAAGGTTGAAGTTACGTGGATGGCTCCCGAGTAGTCATACCTTACCGCCCTCGCAAGGCGTTTATGCCGTTCCACAACCGCACGCAGCGGTGGGCGTGCCTTGTTGCTCATCGTCGCGCAGGTAAAACAGTCGCAGCGGTTAACGACATCATCCGCGCTGCCATTGCCTACAGCGGTGAGCGTGGGCTGTTCGCCTACATAGCCCCCTACAGATCGCAGGCCAAGGCCGTTGCATGGCAATATTTTCTGGAGTTTGCCGCCCCCATCACGCAGGGCAAGAACGAGCAAGAACTAACGCTTACCCTGATCAACGGCAGTCAGATACGCCTTTACGGCGCTGACAACGCTGACGCCATGCGCGGCTTGGGATTCTCCGGCGTGTACATGGACGAATACGGCGACTTTAAGCCGAGCGTATTCGGGAACGTCATACGCCCCGCGCTGTCAGACAAACAAGGCTGGGCGGTGTTCGGCGGTACTCCAAAGGGCAAAAACCAGTTTTGGGAAATCTACGAAACCGCACAACGCTTACCGCATGAATGGTTCCTGTTGCGCTTACCCGCCTCATCCAGCGGGCTTTTACCACAGGGCGAACTTTCAGCCGCCCGAGCGCAGTTGGCCGAGGATCAGTACTTACAGGAGTACGAGTGCAGTTTTGAGGCTGCCATCCTCGGCGCTTTTTACGGCAGGGAAATGCGCGAGGCGCAGGATCAAGGCCGTATCTGCCACGTACCGCACGACCCCAATTTGCCAGTCCACACGGCATGGGACTTGGGTTACCGGGACGACACAGCGGTGTGGTTCTATCAGGTTGGGCGCGGGGAAATCCGCGTCATAGATTTCTTTGCCGTGTCAGGCGCAGACATTTACGACATCGCCAGCCACATCACCGCCAAACCGTATAAGTATGGCAAGCACTATCTGCCGCATGACGCACGCGCCAAAAGCCTGCAAACAGGCAAGAGCATCGTGGAGCAGTTAGCCACGCACCTTGATGTCGCCAAACTCGCTGTGGTTCCTGACATTGGCGTGCAGTCTGGCATCCAAGCAGTACGCATGACGCTGCCGCGTGTGTGGTTTGACGTAGAACGCTGCCGAGAGGGCATAGAGGCGCTGCGGCAGTACCAACGCGAGTACGACGAGGACAAGAAAGCCTACCGCCAGTCACCGCGCCACGATTGGACTAGCCACCCTAGTGACGCTTTCCGTATGCTTGCGGTATCATGGCAGGAAGTTTCTGACAAGACCCCAGCGGCAGAGCCTAGACCGCTTATCGTTGGGCCGGGTAACACAGTTACGCTCAACGATATGTGGGCAGTCCATGACCGCACGGTGAGCAGGAGGGCAAGGATATGACCGCGATTAGTCCGGTGCGCAACAACTACGTTGCCGTGGCCGCCACCTCTACCACCTCATTCGGCGCTGCCGGTGCGTACATCCACAGCGTTGTGGTCAACGTCGCCAGCAACACCGAAGCCACGGTTGTCGTCAGCGACAACGGCACGGAACTGGTACGCATCCCGGCCACGCAGGCCGCTGGCGTGTACGTGATCCCGCTGGAAGTGGCGAGCAAGGGCGTCATTACCGCCACCTGCTCGGGTAACTCCAACTGCCGCGTTGTCGGCTTGTTTAGCGATTACGTATGAGAAAGGCTGGCCTGTACGCGAACATTCTTGCCAAGCAGGAGCGCATCAAGGCTGGTTCGGGCGAGCGTATGCGTAAGCCCGGTGAACCCGGCGCACCGACCGCCAAGGCGTTCCGTGAGTCTGCAAAGACGGCCAAGAAGGAAAACAAATGAGCGCAGCGTGGCAGCGTAGTGAAGGCAAGAACCCCAAGGGCGGTTTGAACGCCAAGGGTCGCGCTTCCTACAAAGCCGAGACGGGCGGCACGCTAAAGCCCCCCGTCAAAGCAGGCGACAACCCGCGCCGCGCTAGTTTCCTCGCCCGCATGGGCAATATGCCGGGGCCGATGGAAAAGAACGGTAAGCCCACGCGCCTTGCGCTTGCCCTCAAGGCTTGGGGTGCAGGCAGTAAGGCAGAAGCCAAGGCCAAGGCACGCGCCATTAGCGCCCGCAACGAGGGGAAGAAGTAATGGAACAGATGGTGCAGCCCGAACTGGACAAGTATCTGCGCATCATTGGGCAGTACGACAACGAGTTTGCTAAATGGCAGGCTCGCACCAAGAAGATTATTAAGCGCTATCGGGATGACACCCGAGGGCAGACGGGCAACGAGTCGGCCAAGTTCAACATCCTTTGGAGTAACGTGCAGACGCTCAAGCCTGCCGTTTACGCCAAACTACCGAAAGCCGACATATCGCGCCGCTTTGGCGACAACGACCCCGTGGGGCGTGTGGCGTCACAACTTCTTGAGAGGGCGTTGGACTTTGAGGTAGAGCATTACCCCGACTTCCGATCATCCATGAACTATTGCGTGGAAGATCGGTTTCTCGGTGGTCGTGGCACGGCATGGGTGCGTTACGAGCCGCACACCGCCCCCATCGGACTAGACGACGATGGCCTGCTCATCACCAGCAACATTGAGCAGGGCGAGGGCGCACCGCCCCCAATGGAAAAGATTGAGTACGAAGTTGCCCCGGTGGATTACGTCCATTGGCGCGACTTTGG